GAACATTTCGCCAAGATCGTGTTAGAAAAGCCTTATGTCTATGCCCAGAACGCGCACCTGTTTCCCCATGATATGCAAGTAACTGAGTGGGGATCGGTCAGTATACGTGGCACACGACTGGAGAAAGCTAAGACCTTAGGACTTTTTGGAACGATTTGTGAAAGTATCCCTGTGGATGACGGGATTGAGGCAGTTAAGTCTGCGCTCTCCCGGATCTGGATTGATAAGAACCGTTGCAAACGCTTGATCAAGTGCTTAGAGAACTATCGTCAAATCTGGGATCCTGAGAAGAATAAGTACTCAGGCAAGCCCTGTCATGACCAATTCAGTCATGCGAGTGACGCACTGAGGTATCTCTGCGTCAACCTTCGCAAGCTTAAAGATGGCAACACAACACCGCAGGAACTGGATACACGTTTTAACCAAGCACGTGGTATCACTCCCGGAAATGGATTTTTTGATACTAAGTTTTAACCCGGAGCCGGTCATTTTCCAGATCTAAAAGTTGAACTCCCTACCTACTTACTGTATCTTAGATTATTCATAACTGCTTAGACCTGGATGGTGAGTCTTAAGAAGATTTTTTCTTACCATCCGGGTTATCAAAAAAAATCACACATACTATTGCAATCAAAGCCTAGAATTCTTACCCTCGCTGTATATATTCCCCCGGACTATCTTACAGAAAGGTGATGAAGAATGCCTATGTTTCCAACTTTTGGCGTTGAGTATTATGATCAAAAGTATCCTGATGTTCTCGCCAGATACAATGCATTCTACTCCGAATCGATAACGGTCAACCAATCGTTCTGGTCAGAATCTGATACCGATATGCGTTTTTACAGTAATGATCAGACGGTCTATAGCGATTTATATGGGAACCTGCCAGCCAACTTTCGTAAACAGTTCACCTTTAACCGTATACGCCGGATCGTCTCACGCATCGAAGGCGAGCAACGGCAGAACAGGAAGTCATTTGTGGCTACCCCGGTCCAGGACGCAGACGAAAAAACAGCTGATCAGTACACCAAGATCTTTTCATGGTTGTGTCAAAACGATGGAATCCTACACACCATCTCTGATTCATTTCACGGCGCACTGATTACCGGTATGAACTTACTACAAGTCGACCTTGATTGGCGTTCAGATCCCGTTTCAGGTGATATTAGACTTCACAACGTTCCTTCGAACTCGTTCATCATGGATCCTTTTTGGACCAAGAAAGACTTATCTGACTGTCGCCAGATGATTATTCGTCATTACTTCGATAAACGACAGGTCTTGGCCATGCTCCCCGACTATGAAGATGAGATCATGGGCTTGATGGCACAGGATAACCGTGATGGTAAGTTCCAGTTCCAACCAGAATCATATAACTACGGTGAAAAGAACCTTTTGACGTACGATGAGTTCTATTACCGTGATTTTAGGTACCAACGCATGCTTATTGATTCGGTAACCGGTGAAAGTATGGAATGGAAAAGCTCTAACGAAGAGGGTTTGAAACAATTCCTACAACTGTACCCACAGATCACTGAGGTTAAGCAACAGGTTCCAACCGTAAGACTGGCTATCATCGTTCAAGGTAAGGTCATAACAGACGGTCCTAACCCGTTAGGCATAGATCGCTTTCCAGTGATCCCGGTAGTTGCCTACTACGAGCCCTCGATGCCCTACTATCCCTACCGTATCCAAGGTGTTGTTCGTGGTCTTCGCGATGCACAGTACCTCTATAACCGACGCAAGGTCATAGAATTAGATATCCTAGAAAGCCAGTTGAATTCAGGGTTCAAATACAAGGAAAATGCCCTCGTTAACCCGCTTGATGTTTTCTTACAGGGTCAAGGCAAGGGATTAGCCCTTAAAGATGATGCTCAGATGACTGATGTTGAACAGATCCCGGCTGCTAATATCCCGCCAGGGATGTTTGAGATCTCTAAATATCTTGGTGAAGAGATCGGTGAGATCGCAGCAATCTCTCCAGAAGCGATGGGGATGGGCCAGGATGACATCTCAGGCTTCCATTCTAAACTGAGACAGATAGCAACCAATAAAGCCCAAGAGTGCTTGTTTGACAACCTTGACCGTGCTATGGAGCTTTTGGGTTCACTCTACGTTGATATCATTCAAGCTAACTGGATGCCGGGCAAAGTTAAGAAGATTCTTGGAGGTGAAGAGCCACAACCTCAGTTCTATAACAAAGCGTTTGGTAAGTACCATATCAGAGTGGAAGAGGGAATTAACACTTCAACGCAGAAGAACATGGCCGTATCTCAGTTATTACAGCTCAGAGAGATGGGGTTCCAGGGTCTTGATGAAACGATCCTTCAGAACATAACGATCGAGAACAAGAAACAACTCATGGATTCACTTGCAGCTCAGAAACAAAAAGCTGAGCAGATGCAACAAGCTCAGATGCAAGCACAGATGGCCAAGATCCAGGCTGAAACTGAACTGGCTCAATCACGTAGTGTTGCAGATGAAGGCCTTGGTTATGAACGCTATAGTCGTGTTGAAGAAAATAAAGCGCTTGCCGTTGAACGTAGAGCTGCCGCGGTCCGTGATGAAGAGTCAGGGTTCTTAGACTTAGTCAAAGCCCTTAAAGAGATCGAAGGTATGGATATCAACCATATGAAAGAGATCTTGAACCTACACATGCAACTAACCCAGAAAGCTGAGAACGAAACACAAGAGCCGATGCCTGCGCCCGGTGGTGAACAGAGCACCCCTAAAAAATATAAAAAGACCAACCCAAAGACGGTAAAGCAAGCCGTCCCTCAACCTGAGGGGATGATGTGAGTGTGTTCGTAGCATTTACTAATCCCCTTCTTCAGCCTGCTATGCGTCAGGTGTTGGCGATCACGAACGCCAACCCAGCATCGGTAACCACGGCGCAGCCCCATCTCTATATTTCTGGCACCATCGTACGATTTTATATCCCTGATAACTACCAGGGACAATCGTATGGGATGCCTGAGATCAACCAGTGCTTTGCTGAGATAACCGTTACCTCACCTACAACCTTTACGGTCCCTATCAACAGCATCAACTACATACCATTTGCAGTCCCCGGCACACCAACACAGTACGCTATGTGTGTCCCTATAGGTGAGAACAATAACACGTTACGAGCAGCTGAGCTGAATAAGTACGATAAATATATTTATGGATTATGAGCATGAAAAACAATATGCAGGAACGACCAGTATCGTTAGAAGAGAAGCAACAAAGCTTTGCCCATAGCCTTGGGCACTTGATCTCCTATCTTTGTTTTATGGGGTTTAAAGTGAGCTTGGGAAAACTATCAGAACGGAGGCTTGCAATCGAACTCAATATTTTTGATCATGTAGGTAATCTCTTGATCAGACCAGAAGATCTTGAACCGTTTGGCAAGTATTGGGAGAAGATTCATCCTGATAACCGTTGGTCAGGAAATAATATCAAACGGGTACGCAGTGATGTGTTCGAACTCAGAGATTTAGCACAGAAATAAGCCCTCTAAGTGTTAGAGGTATTTTACACCTTGCAGGTAAAGCTGCAGTAACAAATAGGAGCCCACCATGGCAAAAAAAAGACACCACAGTTCAGCATCTGAAGCTGGTATTTACTCTAATAAAGTAGAGAAGTTTCAAGAGAAGTACGCTGGTCCGATGCAACGTCGAAGAATGGAACGTGAAGATTTTAACATGATCTCAGAAGATCACACCAAGATGGCCAATATGCCGACTGAGGTGAAGATGGTTTATTATTCTAAAAACAGATACTCGACCTATGATCTTGATGATACAATCCGTGGCATTGATAAACAAATCAGCAAAGATTCCAGGACTGACGTTCGTCGTGACGGGTATGGTCAAGGCCAAGAGTAATCACTGGAGATACGATGCCAGCATCACCACGACCAAAAGGTAAAGCAACCAAGATCTTTTATGAAGTTTTAGGCAAGCCTGAGACCGCTAACAAGAGTGAACAGCAAAAGAAGATCGATAAACGGTTGATTTTTGAAGAAACGATACGGGCTCGATGACCCTACGGTGTAGGGGGAGGTTTTCCTTCCTTTTTGCTTCCCCTTACATCACCTAACCCGAAAGGTACTGATGGCAGCAAAGAAAAAGAACTGGATCGCAAGTGCTATAAAAAAACCCGGGGCGTTGCATGAAGAACTTCATGTTCCTCAAGGTGAGAAGATCCCTGAGAAGAAGCTGAAAGCGGCAGAGAAGAAAGGTGGTAAGGTTGCGAAACGTGCGCATCTTGCCGAGACATTAAAATCTTTTAAAAAGAAAGGCAAATAGATGGCAAAGAAAGTAATGGCTGCAAAGAAAATGATGGAAAAGAAAGAGATGAAGATGAAGAAGAAGCATGACTGTCCTGGTTGTTCTTGTAAATAAGTGAATCAATGGAAGAAGAAAAGAAGCAACGAGAAACGGTAGGCAAGATCGCCTCTGATTTGATGGTAAAAGATGGTGGGCTGGTTAGTCCC